CAACGTCTCGTACCGATGGTAGCTGGATCCAACCGTTCCGTTGCTCGAAGAGTGTCAAGTTCAAGGGCGTCGTTAAGGCTAACGGTGGCGTAGAAATACTCCAACAGACTCATCGCACTATTGCAGCCTATCCGAGTCGGCATCCTGACACGAAGAAGCCGTACATTTGGTACCCACCGGGAGTAGTGCCAGATGGTTTGCCTAGGACCCTCGTAGAGGAATGGGTCAAGAAGAGGCAACCCGACGGGACAATAAGGCATAAGTACGTCAGGTCCTGGCGAATCGCAAGGCCCGGTGACGAAGTATGGATACCACAGGTCAGCGATTTCCCGATCCTTCCGCCAGAGGTTCAGGAGTACCTGCGTGAGGGGTACTTTGACCAGAGTCAAACGCGCGATCCAGAAGCACCAGATTACGCGGCGATTGACGAGTGGTTCGTTAATAATGTCAATGACGGAACAACTCCGGTCGATGGTCCCTGCAAGGTGGTCAAAGCGAAGCTTGAACAGGCCATGGCGGACCTCAAGGATGGGGATGATGTTCACCCTCATATCTCGTACTTTCTGTCCTTTACGAATTTGGGAGTGTGGGGGCATCAAGGGTGGCATGATGCCTTGAAAGCGTTCGAGAGGGCATGGCTGAAGAAGGCCAAGGAGTCTGGCCGTCGTTCGCTTACCGATTTGCAACAGGAGTTCGGCCGGGCGATGTCGGGTGCCTTTAACAAGGCAATGACTGGCTGGACTGACGGTAAAGAAGGCAAGCCGCCGAAACTTTGTAATTGCTATAAGGTTGATGGTATGGGGCCGAGTTCAGCTTCTGAACAGGGGAAGTATATGGGAATCGTCAGGAGGCCACCAAAGAAGGTTAAGATTGAGGACTACCCGTGGAATGATCGTGGTAATGGAGAGCATTTGATCGATGCCTACAATGGCACACTTCGATATGTTGAAGAGATCAAGCAATGGATCTATTGGGATGGTGACCATTGGATAAGGGATATTGCTGTAGGGGATGAAGCGTTTGAGTTTGTTCGTCATGCTCAGGTCAAGGAGTATAAACGGCTCCAGAAAGAGCTGCGTAAGAAAGGCGAGAACGAAGAGGGTGGGCTAACTAAAAGCATTGTCAATGAGTATAAACGGTTCATTACGCAATCGGGCAACGACAATCGACGAAAGGCTTCGCTCTCTGTAGCATCGTTGATACCGGGGGTCAGCACACAATTTGCAGATTGGGATGCTGACATTCGCATTGTCAATTGCAAAAATGGAATAGTGGAACTCAACCGTGATGGATGGCTGTTTAGAGAACGCACCATCAATGACAGAGTAACCATTATGGCGCCGACCGACTTTCACCCAATGGATGAGATTGCCGATCTAATGGTGTCCCAACCGGACAATCCATTGGCTATCTCCGCCAGGGTGCTGAAAGATTTTCTTGACAAAGTGCTACCGGACCTGACGCTTCGCCGGTTTATGCAGAAGTCACTGGGCTATTGTCTGTATGGTGATAACTCTCAACGCAAGCTATCATTCTTTATGGTTGGCGAGACAGATTCAGGTAAGAGTACCGTACTTAATTTGGTTCAGGCTGCGCTAGGGAAGTATTGCTTGGATACTAACATCGGTGTATTTAAGCCGAATGATGGTGAGATTAACGTTGCCAAGGTTGAGCTACTTGGACCGAGAATCGTCACCCTGAGTGAGATTGACCAAGATTCTCGCATCTCTGCCGCAATCTTCAAACGGATTATCGGTGGCGATCGAATTAGCTCACGGGTACCACATGGACTTATGATTCACGGTGATCCACAGTGTACTCTTCTGTGTGCTACCAATGGAACACCACATGTAGTTGGGGCAGATCAGGCTACGAAACGACGGATGTTAGCCATACCGTTCGACCATCCGATTCCGCCACAGAGCGGTTTTGATCCGAGACTGTTTATCGAATTGGCTAAGCCAGCGTTCCTTTCATGGCTAATGGAGGGCTGGAATATGTTCGCCGATGAAGGGATTGATCTGGAGGGATTGCCGATGCAAGTGCGAATGGCCACCGAAGAATTTGTAGCTGGCATTGATTTGATAAGTGGGTTTCTCCATGAGAGAACGATTGAGGTTGAGGGAGGAAGGATACCACAGCCTGAAATGTATGCGCGATTTATAGCTTGGTGTGCCGATCAGGGCGTTGAGAAACCACCAAGTAAGCGGTTGTTTGGGACACGAATGCAGGGTTGGTTGGGGAAGCCATTTAGCACGACGAAGGACGGCAAACCGATAAAATACTGGTTGGACCGCGAATTTGTGGATAATTCCATCAATGTAAAGGGATAAATGGTCGTAAATAACTACCTAAAGTCGTTATTTAAGTATTTCCGATATTATCCCCGTATATACGCTATACGTATAGCGATAATTAGAAATAGAGTAGTTAAGTAGTTAGGTAGTTGAAAAACTTTTGACCAGGGAAAACAGGTTGAGGAGGTACAAAATAAGCGTAGTTTTTAAGTAGTTGGCCGGATTATAAGTAGTTTCAGGGTTTTCCAGAGAGAAAAGGTTGGCAAATGGGCGAATATACACAACATCGAGCGATGGATCTTGATGAGTACAAAATATTGGGAACCGATGACATGCTGAGGGTGGTTGCTGCAGAGTTGGCCCAGACAGCACGCCTGGCGGAGATACAGGTTCTACGTGAGGTGGCAGATGGTAAATATAACAATGCTATTAAAACCGCGTTTCGGAATGAAGCTGGTGGCGGTGATCAGATGCTGAACCCTGCGACAGGGGAAGTTGTGTCTTCAATTGATATGATAGGAGTGTTACGGAGGGATGCGGCGAGGAAGTTGGTAGATTTCTTAATGGACATAGTCAGGGAATAATCGGGACTGCAGGAAAATCAACCAAATAGACCGATCGGTCTACCCTGTCTCGTCTCGCACTACGGGGCTTCCCTTCCACCGTGTTCATAGGGTAGAATCGGGGGAGGACGGCCCATTCACCTGCACTACTCAGGAGGAACCATGGCACTTCGCAAGCCCGGCTATGAACCTGGCGGAACCGAGTTCTCTCACGGCAAAGGACTCATGGCACCCGAGGAGCGTGGATACCCGCCGCGCGAGTACGAGCAACTCCACGCTCAGTTCAGGGTAGACCCTGACGACCCAGCGGCAGTGGCGAACTACCGAGGGTTGGGCGACCGCTCGGACAAAGCCACTACCCCACCCGTACGCGAGGTAGGGCCAGCGAAGTGAGTGAGCCCATGCCGATTAAGACCCAGGTCGATCTTGCCAAAGCCGAGATGTCCCTGGCGGAGGCAGGGCCTGGTGGCATTTGTGAGGACTGCGGGCATTTCGCATCTCGCCATCTACAGGCGACGAGGATCGGGGGAATGGGGTGTGACTTCCCCAGACCAGAGGACAATCCCTGTGACTGCGAAGGGATGAAGTGGCAAGGACAACGAGTGGACATGATCAGAGTGCTCGACTTGGCGACAAGGATGGGTAGATGAGCAACGAGTACACTGAGGGCGAACGGGACGTTGAGATGCCAGATGGGACAGACGACCTGCGTGGGTACATGGAGAAGAACTACCCACCACTCGAAGCCGAGCAACTTCTTGGCATCGACCATGCCAGCCAGCGACTGGACCCACCACTCGATCCAAACCATGAGCACGTTCACTATGCCATAAAGGCACCGCCACTCAAAGAGGGCGATGAGATACCAGGAGGTTGGCCAGTGGTTGACGAGTCCATCGAAGGCGAGCGGGACGTGGAGGAGAAGACAACCTATGCTCACGATTGGTGGTGTAACACTGATCACGACGCAGGGCCAGGGAAATGCCCGCCGGCAGAGAAGGGCTCACCAGAGGCCCACAGAGACTTCCCACCACCACCAGAGCGAGATGGGGACAACCCGTTGATCTACTCTGGGCAGTACCAGATGTTCGCCACTGATGAACTCAAGCGGCCAGATGACGATCGTGAGTCGAATGGGCCATGGATCGCCATTAAGATGGAAGCGGACAACGACGACTCACTGGTTTGGGTAATGGGTGAACTGAATGCGCCCATTGGTGATTGGGTGGTGCTTTACCAGCCTGAGTTGGAGCAGACACTTATCATTCCCAAGGATCGCATCTTCCACATCGTGGATACCGAGCCAGGGCAGTGGGGCACGGATGAGAATCAAGGGGATGACGAAGCAGTGGAAGCAGCCATGATGGGCTTCCCACGTAGGCCAAAGGAGGGGTGAGTTGAGTAAAGACCTTTGCCGACAATGTGTGTGCTGCGGACAAGAAGATCGCCCAGAGTTGATGGTGGTGTGGAGGGACGCAGATGGTGAAGGTTGGTGGCGACATCCGTGGTGTGAGTTGAGCTACGGGCTGGACCGCAGGACCGAGTATGTCTCGGCGGGGGAACTGGCGCCATCACGTCGGACCTGGTGGGTCGATGCCGAAGCCCGTCCAGCACGTAGCTGAACCCATATGCTAACTGAAGGTGACACTCAAGGAGAGTGGACCATGGCACGTGGCAAGAAGGGAACTGGTAAGAAGAAGGGCACCAAGGCGAACCGGACCAAGAAGGGGAATGTCAGTGCGGCCTCACGTCGTAAGCATGGCAACAAGAAGGGCAAGTTCCCAGTGTTCGATGCCAAGTCGGCTAACAGTGCGCTACGCCTTCGAGGGCATGGCAACAAAAAGGCCGTGCTCGATAAGGTGGCTCGATATGCTAGCAAGACCGGGAACAAGGCCCTGAAGGCCAAGGTGGCTAAGGCCCGTAAGGCAGACAGGAAGAAGTAGTGGCATCGATGCATCTGATCCCCAGGGACGGGCACTATCATCCAACCACAATAGCGTGTGGGTGTATGCCCGCTCTCGCACGAGCGTGTGATAACCCCGACTGCCCTGGGTGCAATGTAGTGCTGGTGGTACATAAGTCCCAGGACCCAGGACTGCCAGAACCAGTTATGCCATACGTCCACAAGATGCGAATGCGGATTGGGCCATGAAGGAGAAGGATCGCCTACCACCATGTCGGTGGTGGCAAGGGGGTCACCATTTTACCGATTGGGCGAATGTAGCCGCAGAAGCACACGCGTTCAGGCATTCAGGCAGTATGATAGGCGTTGATGGTAAGCCACTGGGCGTTAAGGTTGGAATACTGTTGGGGCAGTTCCGTGAATGTACACTCTGTGGTCAGGTGGAGTTCGGCGGAGTGTTGAGAGAGGATTGATAGTGGGGACTCAGAACCCGTATATGGTCCAAGGGCTAAAGCCAGTGGGCACTCAGACTGTGGACGGCAGCCTGATCGATGAGGACACCGACAGGTACATGGGGCAACCTGACGGACCGGACGAGTACATCGAGACACTGGATCGTACCGTTGGTACGTTTATTGACCCGTGTGAGTACATGCGTTTGCCCAAGGACTCGGGGATGTCCTGGTTGATGTACCATGTGCCTCGTGATCTACGTGGGTTCTACTTCCCAGACCAGATGCCTGACAAGTGGAAGGAGGCGCACCCAGATGAGTATGAGGCACTGGGCAATCGAGTGGATAAGCGTGGATACACCCTTTGCTCTGCTACTACTCGGGCTGGAACGTCCTGCCAGCGTCGAGCAGTTAATCTCAGTGGCAAATGCGGAGCACATGGCGGAAAGCTTCACCCACTCGACAAGGTTATCCACGAACACCGAGCGCACCTTGCCCAAGAAGCAGGGCCAGAGCACGGACTGACAAAGGCCATCGAGAAGCGAATGACCCCACGTGAGGTGACGCCAGAGTTCGAGAGCCGCATGACTAAGTGGCAGAAGCTACTGAGTGGTATGATCTCAGTGGATGACCTGGACGACGAGGAACTGGCGCGTTGCCAGTGCCGTGGTAAGGATGGGGAGTTCCACGGTCCACCGCCACGTGACATTCCTCGGGCACTCAAAGACCGAATGGTCAAGAAGGTGTTCGAGCGAGTGGAAGACCAGATGCGGACATCTCTACCTGAGATGATCCAGGTGCTGATCCAGATCGCAGTAAGCGATGTGTATGAAGCGGCAGATCGTATCAAGGCTGCCACCTGGATCAGTGAGCGTATGCTCGGCAAGGTACCAGACAAGGTCATCGTCGCCCAAGAGAAGCCATGGGAGACGGTGTTGGGCGGCCTAGCTGGCGGAAGTCGAGCCGTGTCACGTGCGCAGCGAGGGGTTGCGGACGAGGAAGAGATACTGGAAGCGGAGTTGGTCAGTGACGGGGATTATCTTGTTAGTAGTGATGGGAGCACTACTGCTATTCCTGACGTGGATGTGTCTGTACTGGACACTACTGGGGATAGTGACGACGATGGAGAACCTGACCCTCTGGAAACGCCAACGCAGGTCGGCGTGGATGATACACCCCCGCGTGATCCATATACCAGACAGCAAACTATCGCCGAGGCAGAGGCCAAGCGACTCGCTACGCGACAGCTGGCCAAAGACCTGAAGCAGAAGCGCAAGGATGCACTACGACGGCGCATTGTGGCACGAGAGCAGGGGTTTACCAGTACGAAGCCAATCCCATTCAAGGATACAATGCGCGTACGAGATGGGGTTGTGTACCACAGGTTCTCATTGCCCCGACTCAACGCTAAGGGTACGGCTACGGTGTAGGGTGTTGGGTAGACTTTCCGGCTCGGCTCCGGTAGGCTAGCGTTCAGGCCTTGAGCAGACGGTCAGCGACGTAGCCAACCACGTACAGTACCAGAGCTTGGGGTCTCGGAATAAGTCCTGGTGGTCGGTCGGCAAAGCGCCGGAATCGCCAACCCACTGGCCACCAGGCAAAGACGGAAGGACGAAGCAATGCCCGCAACCAGGCCCATAATACGAGAGCCACGTGGCACGAGCGAACTGATGGAGGCTGCGGCGTTCTCAATCCAGGAGCGCCTGAAGCCACTCGCCCCGTCGATGCACCCCGGCATGCTGTTCACGAGTGAGGGTGCCGGCGTTCCAATCAAGCCGGCACTGGGCGGCGGGGCATACTCGCCGGTCACCAATGCCAAGATGAAGCGGCCCTAAGTTCCCAACGGTGAGTACTGACTTCGTCCGGTCAGGAAACCGTTGGTATCCAGGCGGCGCGCGAAGGGGCTTCTTGGCTGCGACCCTGGATCGAGGACCCTTCTCCCCCATGGAAGGGTCCTCACCAGCGTAAGGAGGGGTGTTGACCACAGTTCAAGCCCCACCTTTTGATAAGTGGGAGGTCCTAGATGCTATCGGATGGGACCCCCATGCCGGTCAACTCGCTATTGCGGAGGACACGACCCGCAACCGAGTTGTTAGCGCAGGCCGCCGATTTGGAAAGAGTGATGTCGGAGGCCACGAACTCGTACCAGAGGCGCTATATACCGCCACGCAGGCTGGGGCGCTCCGAGATGCCGCCAAGCGACGTGAGTTTTGGATTGTTGGACCTGAGTACAGCGATGCCGAGAAAGAGTTCCGCGTTGTATACAACGAGCTATCCAAGCTCGAAGTCCCTTTTGACCGACCTGGAACCTACAACGATCCAGAGTCTGGTAACCTTCACATCTCTGCCTGGAGGGGAACCTTCCAGGTACATGGCAAGTCCGCCAAGTACCCCACCAGTCTGGTAGGTGAGGGGCTCAGTGGCGTCATCATGGCTGAGGCCGCGAAGCTGAAAGAGCGAGTCTGGACGAAGTTCATTCGACCCACCCTGGCGGACTTCAGAGGTTGGGCGCTATTCACCAGTACGCCTGAGGGCAAGAACTGGTTTTATGAGTATTGGCTCAAGGGACAGGACCCCAAGAACTGGGAGTGGTCCTCGTACCGCATGCCGGCCTGGCTTAATCCCTATGTGTATCGTGAGCCGACTCTCGATGCCCATGTGAAGATGTGCCAGGAACTGGCCAAGATGTCGGCATTCAAGGGGCAGAACTACTGGGAGATAGCTCAGGCCAATAGCCTGAAGATCGACCCAGAGATTCTGTCCCTCATGATGTCCATGACCGAATCTAGTTTCAATCAGGAGATTGGCGCTGGGTTTGAGGACTTTGTTGGGAAGGTCTTCAAAGAATGGGACGAGGAAGTCCATGTGCGAGACCTCGAATACAATCCTGCTTGGGAGACCTACGCAGCAGTTGACTACGGCTTCACAAACCCTAACGTTTGGCTACTCATTCAAGTCGGACCATGGTCTGAGGTACATGTACTGGACGAGGTGTATGAACACGGACTCACAGCCAATGAGTTCGCTGCACTCATCAAAGAGCGAGGAGTTTGCCCTGATAGCCTCATTGCTTTCTACCCTGATCCATCAAGCCCTGGGGACACTCGGATTCTCGAAAACAAGCTGCGCAAGCGAGCACGCAGCAACACTGGCGGAGACCTCAACCCTCGACTCAATGCCATTCGGCAAGCTTTAAAGGAAGCGCCACTCCATGTGCCGAGGGGGCATAAGGATAGGCGACCGCAACTGTGGATCGACCGCAAATGCAAGATGACGATCCACGATATGGGCGAGTACAGGTATCCAGACAAGAAGGACGAGTCCAGCACTAAGCAGCAGGAACTGCCCATGAAGAAGGATGACCATGGGCCTGAGGCATTGGGCCGTTTCTTCAAGGGCTATTTTGGGGTGCCTGAAGACGTGCGAGAGGCACGGAGAACCAAGAAGGCGAACTACACTCGTGGCGGACCCAAGAAGGAACCACCACCGCCACCGAACATTAGTGGATTCATGAAGCCGAGGGTCTGATGACTAGCCCAACGAGTATCACCGGCAAGTATGGGAGTGCTGCCCCATTCTTCACGACCTCTGGTTCAGCCAATGTTACCGCTGCTGAGGATGTGATCAGGCTCCAGGCGTATGACTTCTACGACAATGCGTACTTCAATCGGCCAGAAGGGTTCACGGTCACTCTGCGTGGGGCAGAGGACGAGGACCAGATAGCCATTACACTGCCTGCTCCCAAGAAGGTAGTGGAAGCGGTTAACAGGTTCTTCGCAATTGAGTTCGACTATGCCGTGGACGCCTACTCAGAGGACCCATCGAAGCCACCGCCAGATAGGCCGAGTGGGGCCGAGGCGATGTCGATGTACATGAACAACCTGTTCAAGCGTGAGAAGCTGTACTCCAAGTTCAACAACAACAAACGATTCGGATTGGTGCGTGGCGATGCCCTATGGCACATTACTGCAGATGATACGAAACTACCTGGACAGCGCATTAGTGTACACACCCTCGACCCCAGGAACTACTTTCCAATCGCTGATGCTTTCGATCCCACTCGTATAGCAGGCTGCCATCTGGTTGACGTCGTCCAAGACCCACGGGAGAAGGATGATAAGACAAAGAAGGCTGCCAGAGTCCAGACGTACAGGCGGACGCAGGATAACCAGGGAGTATACACTGGGGAAATTACGTCTGAACTTGCTATATTTGAGCTTGCCAAGTGGGATGACCGCAATCTTGAGCCTGGCGATCTCAAAAAGATCAGCCAGCTCAGACCTCCCACCCCACTCGACAGTCGCATTACTCAGCTTCCAGTATATCACTGGCGGAACAAAGCCATCGACGACACCGAAGAGTTCGGCAGTTCTGAACTAGCCGGCATTGAGGTACTGTTCAATGCTATCAACCAGAGCATTACGGACGAGGACCTGACCCTGGTTATGCAGGGTCTGGGGATGTACTGGACGAATGCTGCTCCGCCAGTGGACGAGACTGGCGCAGCTACCAACTGGGAGATTGGGCCGAGGACAGTGGTCGAGGTCGGTGCCGACCAGACCTTTGGCCGAGTGACTGGCGTGACCTCAACCGCTCCATTCCTGGAGCACATCAAGTTCTTGGACGACTATGCTGGAACTGGGTCCGGCATCGGAGACATTGCGACTGGCCGCGTGGATGTTACTGTGGCCGAGAGCGGAATCAGTCTGTTGCTACAGCTGATGCCCCTCTTGGCCGCTAATCGAGAGAAGGAGTTGGAACTGGTCGGAGTTCACGACCAGATGCTATTTGATATATCGCGCATGTGGATGCCCGCCTACGAGCAGACCGATCTAGCAGACACGATCGCAGTAACATCCATCGGTGATGCGATGCCAGTGAATCGTGAAGCGAGGATCAACGAGATTGTAGGGCTTGTGTCCAACGTTCCTCCGTTGATGACAATGCAAATGGCGATTGACGAGCTGTCAACTCTGGGGTACAACTATCCAGACAACGCAGTAGAGGAAATCCTAGCAGACTCAGCAGCGATAACGGCGGCAGCCGATCCCTTTGCGGGACAGGCGCCACCTGGCGGAGAGAACACCGGAGAAGAACTACCCTCCACTAACGGTGAGGTTGTGTCGGCGTGAAGAGCATGAAGAAGATGAGTGGCCGAAAGCGCAGAGACCGATATGGTCGGTTCTCAACCTTCGGCAACAGTCTGACTTCTCGCCGTCAAGCAAGGGCTAAGCTGCGTAAGATGCCAACGCTGACTAGACGTAAGCGTTCTCGTGGCGATCTGTATGCTGAGAACGGCTCTCTGCGCGCATCCCGTAAGCGGGTATCTCTGTATAGGGCCAGGCGGGAACAGCGTGCTAGGAGAGCATAATGGCCGTTCGACACATTGGTGCAGGCAAGAAGGTCAAGCGCGATAAGTACGGGCGCTTTGCCCCCAAGAAGGGCGGCATTAAGCCGTTCAAGAACAACCTGGAGGGCCGCACTCGCAAGGGTGCGCCAAACAAGGGGCCGCGAAGTCGGGCGATACCCAAAGAGGGCAGGAGTCTGGGCGACCAACTCTTTGGCAGGAGGGGCAAAGAGCGAGCATTCACTGTTGCTGCTAGCGCTGCCATAGTGGGATATGCCGCGTTTGAAACGCACAAGAGCATCAAACGAGCAGATGCCCATAGTAAATGGATGGACAGGCCGCGGTCTTGGCAGATCAAAGATCATGGTATGTCCCAGTATACAGCTAAGGTTCCTGGAACCCAGTCTGGAATGGGTTTTATCAGGACTCCTGGTAGTAGTGCCACGATCCACATTATGGCAGGGTATAGGAACGCCAAGAGGAAGGGGCGCAAGTAATGGCCCGTCGCAGGTACTACAAGAAGAACACTCGCCGTGACCGCTATGGACGATACCGCGGCACTGGCGGAATCAAGCCTTGGAAGCAGAACAACCCCAACTGGGCAAGGGGCATGAAGATCGGGCAGTCTATTGCTCGATCCAAGAACGCGCGTAGGATGAGGGGCGTACAGAAGGCCAAGAAGGGTTGGTCTACCAAGAAGAAGGTCGCCGTAGCAGGTGGGGCCGCACTAGCGGTAGGCGTGGTGGGTGGGGCTGCCTACGGCGGTTATAAGTACAAGCAATCTCGTAACGCAGCAGGGATTGTCCAGCCGCAGTCGGCAGCTGTTCGAGGACCACGCGCTCAAGTTACTTCTCTTGGTCGGGTAAACAGCTTGAAGAAGCCGACGCTCGGTGGAGTTCCTGGTGTGATCAACAAGACCGGAGCCACTGCTGTAGCGCCAAAGGTAGCGAAAGGTGCAAAGAGCCCACGGAGTATGACCGCCACTCCAGTGGCCAATCCACAGGGGCTCAAGGTTCCCAAGAACGTTAATGCGAAGTCCATTGTCGCAGGGGCCGGTGTGGCTCAGGCGGTAACCGGACTGATGATGGCAGGTACTCAGGAGAAGCCGCCAACGACTCACAAAGAAGCACTCCGCCAGATGGAGGATAGTGGCTTCGTTGAGGTCTATGATCCAGGCCGAGGTGTGTTCTACGCTGTGGAACAAGGCTCTGGAGCAGCAACGCCCGAGGCCATCAAAGCCGCCAAGAAGTTGCGTAAGAAGTATGGTTATGACTTCTCGCGCACTGAAGGCGGTAAGCCAGTTCCACCAGTGCGGCCGGCAGGCACCACGGTTCAGCCGATCAAGGAAAGCAAGCCGCCAGCGCCGATTAAGGAGAACGTCGACAAGCCCAAGACCGTCAAGGAAAAGGCACCTGCGCCGCAGGCAAAGGCAGTACCCAAGGCGAAGGAAGCGCCAAAGGCGAACAAGGAGGCAAAGCCAAAGGCACCGCCCACCCCGCCGAAGGTGAACATCCCCAAGCCATCTACCTTTACGCCAGGGCCACTATTGATCCCGAACTTCAAGGTTGGGGATTACGGTCTGAAGAACGCCGCAGGCAGTCCGCTTCGCAAGTTCCCATCCCTACCCATGAATGCCAATGGGAAGAAGCGCGGCGAGAAGACAGGCACTCATCCATGGGCTTCGCCTCCACCAGTGGCAGTCGTACAGCCGAAGGTAGCGCCGCCTAAGAAGCAAGCCGCACCAGGCACTTCTGTACAGGCTGCTACGGCTCCCATAAAGAAGATGCCTGCTACTGCTCAAGTGCAGAGTGCTGGCAAGAAGGTTGTCACCAAGGTAGACAAGGCGATCCAGAGCGGGTCATCGGCCACGCCTAAAACGAGCAAGGGTGGCCGCCCGAGCATGACGAGCAAGGAGAAGCTCACCCCAGAAGAGACGCAAGCTGCCATCGACAGGGTGAGGGTTCGGCAACAGCAGCGCAATCGCCTAACCAATTCCGTAACGCTGCGAGATACGCAGGCAGTAGTGCCGATTATCACATTGAACGATGTCGGCCAGTCGATGCGAGTCGTTCAGGTACACCCCGATCCTGGTGGTAGGATGATCGGTCCAATAAAGCCGATTACACAGGGTGGTGGCAATGTCAGGCCACGGAAGGCGATGACTGTCGAGCAGTACAGGGCGGTCTCTCGCTGGACATTGAACAATCGTACTGCTCGGTACGACTTCCTCCAGGGGCAGATTGATCAGGGTGTTCAGCTGCCGGCTTCCGCCCGGTCCTGGATCAAGGCGTTCGAGAAGCAGGATGATATCAGTGGTCGAGCCGATCAGCTTGGTCGTGAGGCACGGCCAACGCCACTGAAGGTGGCCAAGGCCGAGCACGCTGCGAGAATGAAGGCTCGTACGGAGCGTGCCAAAGAGAAGCGTCGCAGGGCAAGGGAAGCAAGCTAATGGCCGTATCAAGGATGCCGCCGCAACTTCGGCAGAGCTATTTACACGGCAAGGTCGCCGCACGGATTCGTTGGGGCACAAAGGGCGACTACCGCCGCTGTGTCAAGCAGGCGATGAAGCACGGGATGAGTTCGCGCGTGGCGCACGGTTTGTGCCAGACTCTGCACAAGCAGGCCGTGGGCTACTACACGGGGGATAGGCGCAATACCGGGAAGCGCAAGGGTTCCGGTAGGAAGGTGCGCAAATGAGTGTTAAGAGCAAGAAACGGTATTACAGCCGTACACGCTGGCGCCAGCAACCGCGCGATAGTGAGGGCCGCTGGCGTAGGGTCGGAGCCTCTCTGGGGAAGATGTTCCACAAGAGCGTGCGGGCTACCAATACCGTTGCTCGAATCACTGGCGGAGACATTGGGTTTACAGGGAACCTGTGGAAGACTACAGCACAGGGAACCTATAGCAGAACCCAGAAGCTCCCTGGTGGTATGGCCGCCACGACTCGCATTGAAACAACTCTGCACCCGCAGAAGAAGTCGGTGTTTGAGAAGGGTTCGCGCAAGGCGCAAACGTACGTCATTGGCCGTTTGCCTGAGGGTAAGGCCAGAGGCGCGGCCCGAATCCTCACTGGCTATGGTCCTGAGAAGCCAACCGATAGCTCATTCAGCAGAATGGGTGGGGGTTACTTCCGTACCAAGACTCGCACCGAGCGAATCAAAGACACGAAGCGTTTGGCCAAGAAGGACCTGTCTGAAGTTCGAGCTAAGCAACGCAAGCTGGAACGTGCTTCGGCAATCAGGGCGCAGACAAAGGCCCAGGTTGAGAAGAAGATGGGGGTGCCAACTACACCGGCAGCACAGCACGGTTTGCCATCTGGTATTACCGCAGGCCGGGTATATACGGCCCGTCCACAACGACGTGGTGCGGGCCTTCAGGCCGTAGGTGCAAAGAAGAAAAGGAGGGCGATCAGTGGTCAGAGGTAAGCCGTCCAAGGGAACTGGCAAGGACAGGCGACTCAAGAGGAACAAAGGGAAGAAGAAGCGCAGGTGACAATACCCAATGCGATGCCTGATCTAGTTGCTTTAGAACTGATCAGGCTCGCAAAGGCGAACCCAGTTATGGAAATCTGTGGAATGATCACAGAGGGCTGGGAAGTCTGGGAGATTCCGAACGTGTCGGATAATCCCCTGCACTCGTTCTTCATGGATCCACAGCGAATGTTGCACGTAATAAGGACGCATAGGACTAGCATTATCGGAGTGTACCATTCTCATCCGAATGGCTGTACTGTTCCGACTCCCGATGACATTAAGGGGTGGAACCCAAACTTGCCTTGGCGGTACTTCATCATTGCTGACGACCAAGTTCTAGAATTCAAGAGGTTGCCTGATGACAAGGTCCAATGCATCTACACCGGACCCACGGAAGATTTGGCTGCGCAAGTACATGAAGGTCGAAAAGGCGAGCGATAAGGACATCATCGAGGCTCTGGAGGAGGCCGCAAAGGCCGCTCAGGAAGCCGTAGAAGAGTTGATGAGTAAGCCGGGTATCGGAGCCGCCGTTAGAAGGGCTCAACTAATCGGTGGACATGGTGCAATTACGAAAGTCCTCCATAAATTGTACCGCCGATTGGGTTTCATTATCACTGATCAGCAGGAAGCCGCCATCCAGGCCGCTATCGAAGCGAACTTGGAGTGGCAGCAGCGCATTCTCAAGGCCATTGAGCCTAATGCTCAGAAGCGAAATGTCCTACAGGCTGCCATGCGAGAGGGTGCCGATAGGAACCCACAGGCATTGGTCGCCAGAATGCTTCATACACAGATGCCCTTATCGAAGCAGGTGTATCGAAGCGAGGCTCTGTCTAAGCACTGGATCAGTAAGCTAGTTAACTCAGCGTTAGCTAAGGGTGATAGCGCTGCCGACCTCGCCAAGAAGGTGCGAGACTACATCCACCCCGGCGTCCGTGGCGGAATCAGCTATGCCGCCATGCGATTGGCTAGGACCGAGATTAACAATGCCTTCCATGCTCAGGCAATCAAGGACGCTCAGGAGCAACCGTGGGTGCATGGAATGAAGTGGAACCTGAGTCGAGTACATGAGCGTGATCCAGGGGATTTGTGCGAGGCATATGCGCGTCGTGGGGTGTTCCCGACGAATGCAGTGCCTCGTAAACCACACCCTCAGTGTCGGTGTTTCGTTACTCCAGAGGTAATGGACCTCGAATCTCTCATTACCAGAGCACGCAGCGGAGATTTCTCGAAATACGTTTCCGAAAAGACTTCCCTTGCAGCCTAGTTTCAGGGTAAGCTAGGCTCAGGACGTTCGACCGGAGGGTGAAAATGCGGATCAAGAAGCTTCCACTGGATATCATCGATGGGATTCCGGTATATCCATTCTTCGGTGCCGATGAGGAGAACGGTTCAACCAGTCCTGGGGAACCCGATGAGGGTGGACAAGAGGACGAGCCAGAGGACGACCAGGACGACGACGACGAGGACGATGGTAACGACGATGGGGATGCTAAATACCGGAAGGTACGGAAGCAATCCATTCGTCGGCAGCGCGAACTCAAGGCGGCGCAGAAGGAGCGCGATGAGCTGAAGGCTCGCCTGGAGGCCGAGGAGCGCAAGAAGAAGTCCGATCTGGACAATGCGACCGGCGATCTGCAGAAGAAGGACGAGAGGATCAGCAACCTCGAATCTCTGCTGAACAAGAATCTTCTTGAGACGGCGATTCTCAAGGACCCCAAGCGGGTGTGGCACGATGTGTCACAAACTATCGCTGCTCTACCCAGTGAAGAGGTTACTGTTGACCTCGAAACTGGTGAAGTGAATGGCTTGGAGGAAGCCCTAGCTGAGGTAGCAAAGGATAAGCCTTTCCTCGTCAAGGAGACCAAGGGACGGAAGAAGCAGGAGCAGAATGGCTCCGGCGATAGCACCGGCTCTGGCAACCAGCAGCGTGGCAGCACTGGCTACAATCCCGGCGGAGCAGGCGGCCAGCAAAAGAATGGCAGCCAGCTCAATCGTGATGATCTGGTCAAACGCATACCTGCACTCCGTAGGTAGCTGGTTGATGGAGGAAAAGTGGCACGGTACGACAAGTACGAACCGTATGCCAACGGATTCCGAGCACTACTCAAGAATGACTTCACGACGGATGCAAATCTGAAGAAGGTCATTGGCGTGGGCTTGGATTCCGCGGGTCTCGTGGTTCTGGGCGGTGGACAGACCGGCGTCATCGGTGTCCTCGTTCTCACATCCAAAAGGAAGGCCGGAGCAGTCGTTGATATCATGACTTCCGGCGAAATCGTGGACTTCGGTGGTACGCCCGGTACGAAGTATCTGGCCGCTGCTGCCGACGGCGCAGTCAGCACAACTGCAGGTGGTGTCGCAGTCGGATTCACGGCTGAGGGCAGTCGCCTGATCGTCCGTCTGGGAGGGATGAGCTGATGTACGTCGATGAGTTCATGAGCAAGGGTAAGATCGACCCCGAGTTCTTCAGCATCTGGGGTGCAGATACGCCCGGTGGTTACCACACCGAGGGTGACATCGTATCGGTCCTGGCGGACGGTACGGACATCAATGCGTTGTGGTCCATCTATCAGCAGACCACCAACATCTACAACGAGCACCAGGCGGCTCTCGTACAGCTGCTGACGTTCCCCGTTGTCAATCCCATCGAAACGGTCCCGCAGGTCGGCGAGGCAGAGTTCGAGTTGGCATCCGAGTTCGGTATCCCACGGTCGCGTCAGATCGAGTTGACGTACTTCCAAATGGGCTACGACTTCGATGACTACGATGGGCGTACGGCATTCACATGGAAGTTCCTTCGTGATGCCGACGTTCGTCAGGTCGATGCCATTCACAACGCAATGCTCACCGCCGATGGTCGGCTCGTGTTCCGCAAGGTCATGGAGGCGCTGTTTGACAACCGCAACCGTGAAACCGACATCCGCAAGCAGGCCTACCCGGTCTATCCCCTCTACAACGCCGACGGCACAGTACCGCCGAGCTACAAGGGACAGACGTTTACTGGTTCCCACAACCACTACATGGTGTCCGGCAACGTCAAGATTGACTCGACTGATCTTGAGGACGCATATGAGAACATAGCCGAACATGGCTATGGTCTCGAAGCGGGCACCACCTTCGTCTGGCTGGGCAACAAGGCCGAGATCAAGGAGATCAAGAAGTTCAAGAGCGGCGTTGCCAACAACAACGGTGCGATTGCGAACTACGACTACATCCCGGCTCCCAACCAGCCGACGATGATCGTGCCGAACGAAGCTGGCCTGCTCGGTTCCCGACCGCCCACGTCCTGGAATGGCCTCCCGGTCACCGGCTCGTATGGCGACATCCTCATCATCGAGGAGCCATACATCCCGGTGGGATACTCGGTCCTCTTCGGCACTGGCGGAGAAGGTGACCTGCAGAACCTCGTCGGTTTGCGGGAACATGCCAATCCGGCGTATCGTGGTCTGCGTCTCATTGCAGGCAACCAGCAACGTTACCCGCTGGTCGATTCGTACTACGCTCGTGCCTTTGGTACCGGTGTCCGCCAGCGCGCGGGTGCCGTCATCATGCAGTACTCGGCACCTGGTGCGTACGTGATTCCGAACCAGTACAAGAAGGGAACGGGGCTGATCTAAGTGGGACGCTATGTGGATCTGTCCAAGCCGCTCAGCGACGAGGACAGAGAGTATCTGATCGAGCGTCGCCGTGAGGATGAGATTCGTCTGAACGATGCCGAGTTCGGCAACCTGGATGACTCCGAGAAGGATGAAGTCTCCAAGCAGCATGATCGAGATGTTGCTGATGAGGAAGCCGAAAAGAAGGAGCAGGCTGATGCCGAAGCTGCTCTTGCGGAGGCTGACGAGGAAGGGTATCCAGAACACCTGGTCGAAAAGGTTGAGCCGCTGACCGTGGCACAGCTGCGGGCCGCACTCAAGAAGCGCGACCTGGATACGTCAGGTGACAAGGAAGAATTGCGCATCCGTCTCATCGAGTTCTTGGAAGAGAAGGACAAGGAAAAGTCGGATGCCGATGAGGAAGCGGCAGCCAACTTGCGCAAGAAGGAACACCCTGATCCACCTCGCTAGTGTCGGCGGTGCCCCCACCTTCGGGTGGGGGCGCCAACCGAGAGGCAGCCATGGCTGATGACGCAGATGTTGCTCGTGTTCTAAACCTCATGCCCACAGATGCGGCATGGAGTAAATCCAAGATTAGCGATCAGATCGATGCCGGTAATTCCGATGCCACCATCATGGTTGCATTCTGGCAGAACTATGCCGCACAAGCTGTCAACTTCGTGTCGATTACCGAGGACGGTAGCAGTAGAGACCTGCGGACGATCTTCGATAATGCCCAGCGTATGATCACATACTGGAAGGGTGTTCTCGATGAGGAGCAAAAGCCGACTGTAAACGAGGCATTGCGCAGTCGGATAGCGTTTCACCCGATAACGAGGGTGTAAAATGATTAACCTGAACCCGCCTTCGCAACTCGAAGTCAACAAGAAGCTAACGGCCCTGTTCATCGAATCCGATCCAATTGCCATCGCACTGATCCCGCGTA